GCGTCATTTCGGGTTATATATGTCAAATTCTAGAGTACTGAGTTATCAGGAAGCCAAAGAACATTTTGACATGTCCACGTCTAGTGGAGCACCTTTTAATGTGCATTACCCGTTAAAGAAAGATCTGTTTGAAAAAGATCCGGATATTGACGCTTGGCTGGAGCAAGACTTCGAAAGAATGGGCATAGATCCTTATTGGACTTGCCTATATACCAACTCTCTTAAAGAAGAGTTGCGTACAGCAGAAAAGATCGGCGAGAATTCGATTCGCACTTTTCTGTCTGGTGGGGTGGATGCTGTAGCCCATGGCACTCGTCTTTTTGTTGATATGAATGAAAAGATGTACGCTTCTCATTTGCAATCAGCTTCAGTGGTTGGAATGAGTCCTTATAAAGGCAACTGGGATAGGTTGTATCAGAAACTTAAAGTTTTCCGTAAAGGATACGCTCTTGATGAGTCACAATACGATTCATCTCTCCGCAGTTATATGATGTGGGGATGTGCTAAATTTAGATGGAGTATGTTACGAACCGAAGATCGCACCAAAGAGAATTGGCAGCGTATTACAACCTATTATAGGAATTTGATTAATTCCCTAGTGATCTGTCCAGATGGGGTTATTATTATGAAGAAAACTGGAAATCCGTCAGGATCAGTTAATACTATAACAGACAACACTTTAATTTTATATACGTTGTTGGCTTATAGCTGGATTATGCTAGTTCCAAAAGAACTCAATAGCTATGAAGCTTTTGAAATGCACACAGCTAAGGCTTTAGTTGGTGATGATAATACATGGACAGTGTCGGATGAAGCGCATCCGTTTTTCAATGCTAGAACTGTTATCGAACAGTGGAAAGTGTTAGGAGTCACTACCACAACAGATTCATTGGAGCCTAGAACTGCTAAGGAATTAGATTTCTTATCGGCTCATACAGTCTTTCTGAAAGGACTGGCTGTTCCGCTTTATGCGCGGGATAAACTAATGAATAGTTGTTTGTTCGCACCTCGTGAACATATAACACCTTCTACCACCCTTGAAAGGGTGGCAGCACTTTTAAGTGTTGGATGGACTGATCTACCTTTTAGAACTTTCTGTCGAGAAGTTATTGATTGGCTTCTGTATAAGTATGACCATATACTAGCAGATGACCCAAAATGGATTTTGGCCAAGTGTCAAATCCAAACAGATGAGAGTTATGAACGTCTGTTTTTGGGAAAAGCATTTATTTTATCTCCGCAATCTATGTCTGGAACGCGTGTAAAGTTGATACAGCCAGACAAAAGTGTGATGAGTCGCGCTATACCGAAAGGACCTGGACCCACGGGTAAGAGAGGGCGAGGCCGAAGAGGGCCGCGGGGGCGTAAAAACGTAACCCGGAATCAAATTAGGGAGATTATGGAAGCTCCCAAACAGCAGAGGAGAATACCAAAAAGACCGAATGGCGGTAGGAGGAGACCCCGAGGGCGGGGTATGCTTACTGGCCGAGGTGAACCAAGTAATTTTCCGCGTGCTGCGCGTACTAGTACTATCCAACAATCTGAATATTTACAAGAGATAAATGGAAGTACTGGTTTCGCTATTACAACGTTGCCCATCAATCCTGGACAACCAATAACCTTCCCCTGGCTATCAGTTATGGCAGCCCAATGGGAAAAATATCATTTTGATTATTTGGAGTTTTTCTATAAGAGAGAAGTCTCAGAATTTGCTACCAATGGGCAGAGTGGGAAAGTTATGATGTATGTAGATTTTGATGCTAATGATTCTCCTGCGACTACAAAACAGGAGGTGGAAGATACGGATCCCCATGTTGATTGCATGCCATGTCAAAATTTGTCATTGAAGCTACCAGCAAAAAGAATACATTCACTGTATCCTACGTTATTCGTTCGATCAGGAAATTTACCAGGTAGAGCTGACATCAAAACCTTTGATGCAGGAACTATAAATATAGCAACTAGTGGATGCACTAATGCATCTGTTATAGGAGAATTACATGTTAGATATAAGGTTACTTTTAGTGTACCCATTTTGAATCCTGCTTTGCAGCAAAATGGAGCACAACCTTCAAATTTCTCCACTGCTATGTTCTCTACTGGAAATTCTCTCGCAGTTACTTCTGGAGTAGCCACTCCCCTTCCTTGGTTGGGTGCGCTACCTCCATTTCCCACAGATCCTTTTGGGATAGCTTTTGCTGCGGGAAATACTGTTTTAACACCTCCAGCTGGAAATTATATATGTACCTATACTATGACTGGTTTCTTGAGTGGAACGGTGACAGCTGGTGATACTCTTTCTACTGTTTGTCGTTTCTTGTATAAGGGACTTGTGCTTCCAGGAGTTGTAGACCAACAAATTTCACCAGTTGTGAAAATAACTGGGATAACTACCTCCGCCACTTTAAGTTGCACGGCTTTCCTCCAGTTTAATGGTGCTGAAACTCTTTCAGTTAATGGAACTTTAACAACTACTTCTACAACTGCCCAACTTAATTGGGACGGGATTTTGGTAATGCAATCAGTTTAATCGCTTTAAGATTAAGGTTTCTAAGTCTAGCTTACAACTAGCACCTTTATAAGAATGAAAGGTACGTTCTATGTCTTCTTTAATGTAACAAGAAGCGGCGCTTTGGCCTTGTGCGATAACAAGTGTGGGTGCTCATGTTTCGTGAGCCCGGTTAACAATCCGGTGATTTTTAGATCTTTATAAGTAAAGATATGGTAAGCTGAATCTTGTGGACAAGACCAGCCGTTTAGACCTGTTTTGGGCGTAATAAAAGGGGTTTTTATCGGTAATAAACCGAGGAGTTATTGACTTTAGAATAAAAGTATCATGCGGGATGCGCCTACCAAAGAAATTGGCGAAGTATGGAAACAGTTTAGGACTGGACCGTGCCGGTATATAGAAGTTGGAAGATCACTATTAAGTGGTTGTGATGACGGATCTTAGTTTGAGAGTCTGTGTGCCAGTATGGGTCACTTGCTAGAGCTTTGCTCGCAAAACCTTACATAAGACGACACATTAGAACTCGCTTAGGTCTCAGGGATTGCAATCACTGAGTTAGTTAGAGGCAACCAACCTCCATTGTTTCACCGCGTT